TGGCGCTTCTGCTCGGCCAACTGCGCCCAATTGTACTGCTGTTGATGGGAAAGTCGTTGGCGGTCCATTTCAAGTTCGGGCTGTTTCAGCGCATGTTGCCCCGCCATCTTAAGACCTTCATCAGGGCCAGCGGCCTGAAACAGCGGTGCAAGGTTACCGAACTGCTTTTGCATGCTCGGATCGGCAAACAGCCCTTGATAGGCCGCCGCCCGCTTCTCCTTCTCTGCCTGCGCGCGCCGCTGCTGTTGAAATTGATTGCCCATCTGCATGCCGGCCATCATGCCCTGCGCGCCGCCGCCAAGGGCTAGGTTCGCGCCGGCCATAAACAGTGGCTTGGTCGCCATTTCCTCGAGATCAAACAATCCCATGTCAGGACCTCTGCGACGAAGTGGCGTAGCCGCCACGATTGTTGAAGTTCTGCCCGCCCGCGTTGTTCCAGTTGTTCCACCCGTACTGGCCCGCGCCAGACAGCATGCCCATGAAACCACCACCGCCGCCGCCAATTGCGCCCATGCCGCCCATGCCGCCCATGCCCGACATAGCGCTTAGGCCCATTAGTCCTACGCCCGCCGCCGTCTTCCATGGGCTCTGCTGCGTCGTGTTCGTGCTGGTCTGGGTGCCATAGCGTGAGCCCATGTCGCTCGCCATGCCGTAGGTCTTCTGCAGCGCGCGCAGCGGGGCGTCTTGCTCCTCCTGCCACTTCTGCTGCTCTGACTGGATGCGCTCGCGCTCATATCCTTCACCGAGCTGGCCGGCACGGATCTGGTTTTCTGCGTTGGCCTGATCCAACTGCGGAAGCATGCTCGCCGCCCGGTCCTGCATCTGACGCTCGTTCTGATAGTTCTGGAACAGCGGGTTCGCCATACCGTCCGTGAGACCGCGAGATACTGCGCCCTGGTGAAGTGTCGAGTTCGCCATGCCCGACTTCGCGAACGTTGCATTCAATCCCGGCATCACCGACGATTGCACGCTTTGCTGCAGCTGTTGCAGGTAAGGGTTGTCGGCTTTCAAGAAATCGCCGTTGAGGGTCTTGCTCATATGGTCGCGCGCTTGACCGTAGCCGGCGTTGTTCGCAAGCCCCGCCAGGCCGCTCTGTGTGTTAGCCGACGGGCCTACCGTGCGTTGCCCGCCGTAGACCTCGTTCGATTTCGGGTCGTTGAGGTAGTTCGTCAGAGTGCTCGACGCGTCCTTAAAGTATCCAGATAGCCCCGAGTAGGGGTCTGACTTATTGACGGTCGTCTGTTTGTCCTTACCCATGCTGCAACTCCTTTGTCATTTTGCGCCGTCCGCGCTTGCTGTTTCGAAAACCGTCTTGCGACATCAGCCGCACCCAGCCGGCGCGACCGTCAAACTCAATCGATGTGCAGCCCGCGTCGCGCGCCCACCGCTCCACTTTGGTCACGTCGCTACGCCACTCGCGAAAGCGCGAGCCCCCAAGCAACGCGACGTAGGCGGTCTTGCCGTAAACTTCAGTCAGGAATGACCCGATAACCACAGGGCCATCGATCACCACCCACAACAAAGCTTCACGCGTGCGCAGCTCCTGCTGCACCTTGTCTAAGGTCCAACCTGTGGAACGCCGAATAGCGCTTTCGATGTGCGGCAGGCAGCGCGGCCACATCGCTTCTAGATGCTCGTACGGAACCGGCAAGACATCAGGTAACAAGGGCGCTTGTCGCGTCTGCATAGCCAGCCGCGCTCCCTGGAAAGAAGTTTGCAGGTGTAGCCGATCCGGTGATTGCCAGTGATTTGTAGACGAGATAGTGGCGCGACCCTGTGTATGTTCCAGAGAACGTGGTTGTCGCGAAATTCAGGTTCGATAGCGACGCAAAGATAAACGAACCAGAAAACGCGATCGAACCCGAGAACGTCACCACACGCCCGTAGCAGTAGAGTTCAGTACTGCCGCCATTGAACAGCAGATGATAGGCGGCGTTCCCCACGATGGTGTAATTAGCATCGACATTAATTGAAACGAACGGCTCCGTCGTTACGAGGTGCCCCGTCACAGCACCACCGAACTGAAAACCACTTCCGATCTTCAGTTTCGAGTTCGAAGAGCACTGAACTGCATAGTCGCCGCCGCCGTCTCCGGCCCGCATGTTAGAAAGCGTCCACGCGGCATTGATCCCCAGCAGCACCTTGCGCACGATCGACGTAGCGCCCGCGCCGGTCACAATAAATGTGCCGCTGCCGAGCATGCTGGGCAGGTTTAGCGTGGTGGTCCACGCGCCGGCAGCTAGTGTCACTGTAACGTTGTGAGTGCCGCAGTCCAGGTTGAGCAGCGCTGTGACGAGCCTGCCGAACGTTGCGAACGGTGAACCGACCGCCAGGCCGTCGTTTGCGTCAGATCCTGCGGTGCTGACGAAATAGATTCGTGGTGCCGTCAGTTTCTCGCGGATCTGAGCGATCGATACGCTGCCTGCCGGTCCTACAGGTCCGATCGGACCAGCGGGTCCAACTGGTCCTGCTGGACCAGTATTGCCGATCTGACCAATGCTACCTATCGGGCCAACAGGACCAGTTGGACCTGCCGGGCCGATAGGCCCAGGCGGTCCCTGCAGCGATATAGGCGCGCCCCAAGCGGATGCTCCGCGAATGTATAAGGCTGAGCCAGCGCCTGATGTCTGAAAGTAAATGTCGTTTTGCACGCCGACCGCAGGAGGAGCCCCTGCGCCGCTGCTGATGTTCTGCGCAGCTCCAAGCGCCCGCCGCACCGTTTCCCACACGTCCACTGGCCAGTTGTGGCGCGGCGAGAAAAGCAGGATTTGATAGGCAGCGTTGATGACAGGCGACCCGCTCCACGCGCCAGATAGCGTGAGGCTGGTTTCAGTCGTTGGATCAACCGCTACAGCGATGCACCGCCCGTCAACGACGATCAGATCGCCCTCGCGAACGAGCGTTGTCCAATTCGTCAACGTGCCCGAGGCAATCATTGCCCCTGTCGCAATTGAGATTGTCCCGGTCGAGTACACGAATGTCATACGAAACTGCCAACGTAAAGTTTGTATTCAATGGTCATTGGATTTTGGTTTTGACTTTGCAGCCAACCTGCATACTCCGGTTCTGGGCAATCAAAAACAACTTGCTCGTGCAGGCTGACAGCGCCGCTTTCCGCAATAAAGCTGTACCCACTGTAGCCCCCTATGGCGAGGTAGTTATTGATGTTGTTGTACTCTGCCGTCTTGGGCAGCTGTGAGTGAATATATGTCCCGCCCGCGCTAAACCAGCCAAAGTCATGCACGCCTTGAGGGCTCGTCTGAGTGCTAACTTTGAAGGCCCCCACAACCGTGTTTGCTGCCACGTTGACAATGGCAAGCTGGTAAAGCTGATCGATGTTAACGCGAATCCTACTCTGTTGATTATTTGTTGCTCGGTTCCATTCGGCATAGCGCTGCGGTATTGTATGGCTGCCAACTATAAAATCCGTGGCGATAAACAGACGCTCGTCGGTGTCAAAAACCACGGTTGTGTCACTTGAATCTGTGACCCAAATTCGACCAGCGCTATGGCGAAGAGCCATTTTATTTTTTGACCAGCTGAACAGGCGCGACAAACGTTGAGCCGTTACCGGCTGATGACTTAGTGTAGCCGTTGACCGAATACCTAATGTGTGTGGGGCTCGTGCCGCTTGTTTGCTCAGATGCCGAAATTTGCACTGTTCTTCCGATAGCCAGCGGAAAAGTTGACCCGCTTGCGCCAACGCGTAAATAGCGTTTGCTGGTATCAAACGCTCCACGTCTGGCACGCATTACCAATGGCGTGAACTCGAAATGTTTATCGGAAGTACCTGGACCGGGCAAAATGCTGTTGTCCATTAGAAGATCGAAAACGTCGACTGTGATATTTAATGTGATCGCTCCAGGGGGAGCGGCTTGCGTGGCTGACAGAGTATCGGAATTTTCGTGAAGCACGATGTTGGTGGAATCTGCTCCTAAGGTTATCCATCGATAAGCGCCGAAGTTATCGGCAACAGTGCCCATGGATAGCGGAATTGACCCGGCTAACGCAATTCCGCCGCCTACGTTTGTAAGTTGCCCCAAAATCAAAGGCGTTCCGGGCTGGTTGTGCGCTACAAGCGTGTGCTTGGTGTTTATTGATGTATTGGCGGGCAGTGCTGGTAGCACAAATGACGCAGTGATGGTTGAGACTATACTTGGCGTCAGCAAATTAGAATGAAAGCGTAGGCGCGATAGATCGCTTAGCGGTGTTGTGAACGGTAGATCATTTTCTGGAACACCGTCTCCAAACGTGTAGATGGCAACCGTTCCTGTGCCATCCGCTTTAAGCTTCACAGCCATCAAACGAGCAACTCGAAAGTTTTATTGGTTAGATCGATGCGGAATTTATTGTCGGATGAGCGCATCACTCCGGCTGTGATGTCCCCGATGTTTGCCGTGATCGCGCTCAACGAGCTGACAGAAAGGTGCCTGGCCAGAATCGCGCCGTCGACCACCATTTCCGCCCTTAGCGCGAGCTGTGGCGTTCCGTTCACGAGCCCAATTCCGAACACGGGAACCGGCGCGCCGCCAGATACGCTCGGCTGCGCCACGTAGAAATTGTTGGCAACGACTGCGAAGGTCGAGCCGTTTGCGCCACCGTCAAGTCGTACCGTGCCAAGCGCCTGCCCCTGCGCGTTGACGCTGATTCCCCACTGCGCGCTCACGCCGTTGACGGATTGCGCGATCTGCACGACCGATGCCGTGTTGCCGGCCACTTGCGTGGACACAGCGCCCAACTGGGTCGCGATGGCCTGATCTGCGGCAACGTAGGCCTGCTGCACTGCCGTTACGTTGGCGTTCGTGTTCGTCAGTGCAGCGTTCACAGCCTGCACCGATTGCGCCAGGGCCTCGTCCTCGCTCAGCCGCACCGTTTGTTCGTTGATGACTGCCGTTCGACCGACGCCGGTATCGATGTGGCCTCTCACCATCGACAAGCCGTTTGTCATGGCCGATCGCTGCGCCTGCTCCCAGGTCGCGTCAAGATTGGCGGCAACGCTGCCTAAGACGCCATCTGTCGCGGCGATCAGGCCAAGCAGAAACTCCTGCTGTGCTGTGAGCCCGCCCGTTTCTAGCGATTCAAAATCGGCTAGGAGCTCATCAAACAGAGCCTGGAACTGGTCCAAGCGATTCGTGAGCGCTAACACCAATTCGTCGTTCTCGTTGACCTGCGCGCCACCAAACGCACCTGCAGCTTGCAAACGGCGTAACGCTGTTACGAGGCTGTCGCCCCAGGTTTTCAACCGCTGCAGGTCCGCCACTGGCGGCGGCAACGGGAAGAACGTCGCGGGAAGGGTACCGTCAGCGGCCACTGATCGCCCTCGCGTCAGAATGCACGCCAGCCGCTTCTGACCATTCGGTTTCAGCCGCGATCGTGACGCCCGCGCGCAGATATCGCCCAGTCGCTCGAACCGGACACGCACCGTAGATGTTCATCGCTGCCGCGCCGCTTGTTTCTGCAGCCTCGTCAAGTCGGTGGCGATGCCAAGCGATCTGCGCCGATACGCCCGCCATGGGCGCGTTGGTTACCGGCATGACCTCTGACACGTACCCGATCATGCCGGGAGCCATTTCAACCGTAGGCGTCCATAGCACGGCCTCTCTGGTCGCGCCTTCGAACAGCACCAAGTACCGGTCAGCATCGATCGCGCCCCACTGCTTCCGCGTTTCGCGCCAGATCGGACTGTCGACACTGATGCTGATGGCGTCGAGGTTCGTCGTGCCAGCCAAAGCGGCAACCGCCACTTCATCGTCAAGGCTCACCGCCTCGCGTGGCATTTCGAGCAGCAGCTGTCCTACGTATTCTTCGTGCGTCCACCGCTTGTCCGGGATTGAATAAATCAGTCGCTCGGTGATGTCGGGGTTGTTGCCAGACGGGAACGCCACCATGAACGCCTTGCGCTCGGTGTCGATCGCGCAGGAAACGCGATTGCGGTAGGCGTAGTTCAACTTGTCGGCAAAGTAGCGGTCGACCTTGTTCTCACCGATCGGAATGGACTGCGCGCCGTCGAAGATGAAAAAACCGTCTTCGCTGGCGTAGAAGAACAGTCGCCCGAGCGCCGCGACCGCGTTCGGGCCCAGGCAACCACGGTTGGCCTCTACCTGCTGCAAATCGAAGGCCGTCACGCCTCCAACATATGCCATCCGGCTGATTGCGCGTTCCTGAAAGATCGCCCCAACATCCGTCCCGCCGATAATCGCGTGGCAAAGCCCGCCGCGCTGGTCGACGTAGGCGATCGCAGCCTGTGTGTCTGGAGCGGGCGCGTAGTCCGTTGGGTTGTTGAATGCAGAAATGCGAATTTCATTGCCCTGAGCTAGCACAAAATGAGGGCCGATGCGTCCACCAGTGTCCGCCTCCCCAGCACCGCCACCGAGGTCTAAGAACGAACTCGTCCCCCCCATTTCAAGGATCTGCACTGGTGCGCCGCGACAACTTGCAATCACGTAGTTGTTGAACTGGTCGATCTTCCACGCGGCATCGCCGTCAGCGCTGTACCCGCCAGGTCGGCTTACATCGACCATCACACGATCGGTCAAACGATACAGCCGCGAGCGATCGCCGAAGAAGTTAGCCACTTGTCCGTTGCTCTGCTTCGCGGCGTAGTGTCCCAAGCAGCGATCCACAGTGCGTGCGTTGATACTGTACCGCACTGGCTGCCGTAGCGGCATGTAGCGGCCCCCGTACGAGAACACACCGCGGATGTCGTGCGCCGTCGATGCGAGGATACCCGCGTCAGGCATCCACTCACCAAACGGAACCGGGTGTTTCATGAAATGGGCTGCAACATATTGAGGTGCGCCGCGACGTATGCGGCATGCTTGAGCCCACCAGCTGTATTCAAATGCAATCCGTCACTTGTCAGCGTCGTCGCGTGAAAGTGACCGACGCCACTCTCACGGCCAACGTCGATCACCGGCACGCCGAGCCAGCGTCCAACATCCACAATCGCTTGCTGGAACTGTCGGAGCGTGTTCCCGGCTGTGTTGACGGCTGTTGGCGTGCGATCGGGGAACCGGCTGTCGGCAGTGTAAGGCGTCAACAGTACGATTTGAGCGTTCGGGGCACGCGCCTCGATGTCGTCGAGCGCCTTGGCCACGCTGCCGTAGAAGGTCGCCGTCGTCGTGTCGCCCACGGCCCCGAGCGTTGGCCCGTCCGTGAAATCGTTGATGCCACATTCGAGGGTAACCAGCTTCGCTGTCGTCGAGATCAACGGGATCTGGTTTGGGATGATGCTTCCGATTAGTCGCGCGCCGCCAACACCAAGATTGGTCAGCGTCGCACCGATGAGGGGTTGCAGAGCATTCGTGTAGAACCCTTGTGCTGTGATCGAAGTGCCGAGCGCTGCCCAAGACGCGCCAGCCCATGGCAGTTTGGCCGCGACCTGTCGCAGGACCATCGATTGGACCGCCGCGTATTCGGGCGCAACGATCCGGCATTTCAATTGGAAGCGGATGCCGTTGCCTACTGTTTTTGCAAAGGGGGTGCCGATAGCAAGCGTGCTGCCGCCAGCCATTGCCCAATGGCTCGGGCTGCCGCCGCCAGATGCCAGATAGTAGTACTGGCCAGCAGGGAAGCGGATGGCGATGTACTGCCCCGCTGCGATTGCGTGCGGCGGCAGGTCGATGACGTTCTGTCCGGCTTTGACGACGAAGTCAGTCCGGTTTGTTGGCGTCAATGTGCCGTCGCTGTTCAGCGTGACCGAGTACATTTCGAGTATCTGCGCGGTGGCTACGGGGATGGTTACCTGCACAACGGACCCGCTGATCAGCGCGGTAAATCGTGCGAATACCACTAATGCACCAGCAGCGCCGCCAATGAGCGCACCTGCACTGTCGGGCTCTGACGGTGCGGTGTAGTTGATCGTGCTGGTGGCGAAACCAGTCGAATACGCGGTTGCGCCACGTTCACCGATCGTCGCGCGCCCCCGCGTATCGCCTTCAATGTCCGCCGCGAACTCAATCAATGTCGCAGAACTGGTCAACTTGACTGTGTTGGTCGCAATTGGCGTTGCGGCGGCTGTGTACCAATAGGTCGTTGCTCCTCCAAGAGTGTGATGTGGAGCAATGGAGCAGCGGAAGCCCACGTACTGACCCGCAGCAATCGATAGGTTGATCGCCAGCTCATTCACGCCAGCAGCGACTTCGATGTCGATCGACGTGGCTGTTTGCGTCAGCGTTCCATCACCATTCAAGGTGACGACGAATACACGCATGGTCTGCTGTGCAGCGACTGCGATGCGAGCGCGTGTCACGAAGCCCGATATCGAAGCGGGCGTCCTGTGAACAACATGGAACGCTCCCCACGTTGCGGCTGTGGTAGCAATGGTCGACTTGCCGATCGTCTCGGTGGCGATGATTGCGGGTAGCCCTGAGACCACACCGGGTGCGCCCTCTACGCCTTGCGGCCCGGTTGCACCGTCAGGGCCTTGTGGTCCGACAGGTCCCACAGAGCCTGTCGGACCTTCCGGTCCTTGCGGTCCTGCGGGACCCAAAGGTCCTGTCGGACCCGTCGGCCCTGACGCAAGCACTGCGCCCCCCGAGCTGTCGGTAACATACTGGACAGCTATCGTGTCGGTTGGACCCTTCACATAATAGACAGCATTCGGCACAGGTGTGGCTGGCAATGCCACCACTTTGAACTCACGATAGGCGTTTACCATTCGACGCTGCCCCAAGCCTGCTCAGCCGGTTGCGGTTGTGTTCCAGTAGACGTGCTGCCGAACAGGCTATTTCGTTTCCGTAGTGAATTGAGTGCCAGTCTAGACCCGATCTGTCGCTCTCTGAGACTGACGGCAGTCTCGCGGTAGCGGTTCAGCGATCGCGCCGCCCGGTCGTCATCACGGAGGAAGTTGTACGCCTCATGCAGCACACCGAAAAAATACAGTCCCGGCGCTGTATCTAGAATTTCATTCGTCGCGTCGTCTGCAGCGCCAGCAAGAGACGCTATTTTTTTTATGTAGCTGAGCGCAACAACGCCATCAATCGCAGGCCAGAACCGCAACAGACTGCCGTCGATGGTGTAGGCTTGCGGAACGCCGCTGCCGGACATTGACACGCGGCGGTGCAACAGGTCGCCTGCGGGGCACCATGACGGCATGCTTGATGATGCTCCGCTCGACCAGACCACGCTCTGCGGCTCTAAAAACCTGTCCGGCAACTCGACGTCACCATCGACCACCGGCAGCGTAATGCTCGCGTCCATGTCGCGGATGTAAGCCCGGTCCTCGGGCAGTCCGCCGTACATCCGATCCTCTGCAAGCCGCACCCAGCCCGGTATCTCAGCAATAAAGGCAGCATCGGTCCGCATGGTCTCGGCAGTAATGCGGGCTTTGAGCGCTGAGAACGGCGCGAAACTCATATGATCACCTCTGCCGTTTTGAGGTATCGCCATTCAGGATCGTTGAGCAGCCGGCGCACCTTTGGCCAGTGCTCATCCGACGTAACGTCCGTGATCCCGTGCTTCACAAGCCACTGATACTGGACGCCGATCGGGATCGACGCGACACGCCACATATCGTCGTCGAGGCGGTAGTAGTCGCGGCCCGCGCGTTGTTTCGCCTTGTTGGCCTCGATGATCGGCTCGCAGTCCTGCATGTGGTGCAGTTTGAAGCCGGTAGCCGTGCCCTCCCACCATGTCGACATGCCCGTATCTGGATCATGGCTGAACGGCAGGAGGGCAGGCTTACTCATCAGGCGACCGCCGTTAGATCAGCCACAACCGCGTTTGCCGCCTCGTTGTGGCACTGCAACGTCACCTCGACCTTCATCATTTCCTGCGTGTTGTGGCCGGTGGTTCCAAGCTCCTTCTTGCCGAACGGCTGCAGGAACCGCTTTTTCCACTTCTCAGGCGAGTAGATCAGCACGTTGTTGGCGTCGGCGTAGCGGGAGGCGCAGATCTCGTGGCGTCCCTGATCGGACACATACACATCCGCCGTGCCGACGATGGTGACCTTATCGCTCGACTTCACCTCGTTGGTGTTTGAGGCGATGCCGGTGAACGCCGACACCAACGACTTGTGACCTGGTGAAAGAATGACCTTTGATCGCGTGCCCTCTGTGGCGTTGTAGGACTTGCGGATCGCTTCTTTGAAGAGCGCCTCCGTCAGGGGTCTGAGCGCGCCGGCTGTTGCTGCCCCGACAATCTTCGTGCCGGCGTTCCAACCGCCGTTGGTGCCGCTTCGCATCGAGCCCGTGGTCAACCACGCCAACGCGCCAGCGAAACGACGCGCCGCGCCAGCTGCGCCGGCCACCGACGGATAGTTGCCGCACATGCGCATCTCGATGTCGAGCCGCAGAGCGCGCCCAGCAATCACGCGCTGACGCATCAGCTCGCTCTCTGTTGAGATCGTCTTGACCTCTTGCGCCGTATCAGAGATCGACAGCGTATCGTCGAAAATCTGCGTGTAGTTGCCGAGCACGACCGGCTTGGCCTTGGGCTGCGGCGTGACGTTGTCACCTTCGATCGCCGCGTTATTAGGGTTTGGCGCACGAATAGTATCCTGCGCAAACTCGACGTACGTGGCCTCCGCCTTCTTGCCGGTGCCGATGGACGAGAAAAACGGTGTGTCGAACGGCGTCACCGTCTCGATGACGTTGTGCAGGTCTTCACGCTGTCTGATGTCAAAGGTCTGTGTGGTGTTTACAGGCACTGCCATGTGGGAATCTCCCGTTGAGGTGCTTAGGTCGAACCGGCCAACAGCATAGCAACGCCGTCTTCGACGCTTCGTGTCTTGTCGAAGCTGCCGCGCGCTACCTCTGTTGAACCGTTGGTGGCTTGGCGGGCGGAGCCCTTGACGAACTTCGGCTTTGCCCGTGCCACCTGTACGGCCTCTGCCTGTTTCTGCTGGCCCTTGCGGTACGCGAGCGCGTCACGCACGATAGACCAGACCTTTGGATCGGTGATGCCGCGAAGCTCGTTCGCAGTCACACCGAGAACCTTTTCAACGTCGTTAAACACCGCGGCGCGTTTGGCCTGATCGGCTAGTTCTGGCCAGTCCTTGAGGATGACCGGCTCAGCCGCTTCTTGTTGCATGCGAACCAACGCCTGCTGCTGCTGCTGCTGCACCTGCATTTGCTCGCGCAGATGCTCAGCGCGGGCCTGATAGTCGCCCATGTGCGCCTCGTACTGCTCCATCGAGCGTGCGTAAGCGTCGGGATCGTAAGCCGAATTGCGCGGATCGCGCAGGCGCGTGTCAGGCGGTGACGGCTTCCCGAGCTGCTGCGCCCAGGCCAGCGCATCAGCGTACTGCGCACGCGTATCGATGACGGCCTGCATCTGCTCAACGAACTGCGCAGGCGGCGTGGCGGGGCGCTGCGCTTCGGCCAACTGCTGACGAAGCTTCGGCAGTTCGTCGTAGGCCGCGAACACATCATCCGCTTTTACGCGTCGCGGGGCGTCGCCCTCTTTCTCGGGCGCGTACTCAAAGAACTCGTCCTCAAGTTCCGGGCCGCCGTTGTGGCCGATCTTAGCCTCAACAGGTTTGCCCGTCTTCATGTCGACGACAGGCGCAGGCGCGGCAGTCTCCTTTGCGCGCGGGGCGAACTGCTGTGTGACCGGATCACGGGTAGGCGCGGACTGGACCAGCGACGCTACGGCGGCGTCGAGGGTGTCGTAGGATTGCGCGGGAGATGTCGACTGCGTGTTTTCGTCGGGGTTCATTCGATCGTTCCTTCGTTGCGCTCAAGGCGTTTCTGTTCGGCGTCGCCAGCGTGCCTCATCTGGCTCAGTTCTCTGGCGAGCGTGCGGAACGTCAGCGCCATTCTGATGTGCTGCTCAAAATGCGTGTCGTTCGGCTGGCCATTGTACGTGTCAAGCGTCGCCTCCCACAGCTGCCGGTCCGTGGCGTCAAACAGCTCTTGGACCACCGGCTCCAACAGCAGCATTGCTGCCGCACGACCACGGTTGATGATGTCTTGCGATGTTACGGTCATGCGTTTAGTTGTCCGCCTGGACGATTGTTGCTGATGTCTGCCTTGTGCTGCCGATCCGCTGCGCGGTTCTCAGCATCCATGGATGATTTTTCACGGCTCAGCGCGATCTCAGCGCGCAGTTCCGCCAGCGCTAGCTTCGTTTCGCGATCCATGCGCTCAGCATCCATCGCGAACTTAGTCTGCATCTGTTCAATCTCACGAGTATGCTTGGCCTGCATCTCCATCGCCTTGAGCTTTATCGCCTCCATGGCTGTGGCATTCTTGGCCTGCGCAGCCTCCTGCGCCATTTGCAGCTTGGCCTGCTCAGCCTGCGCCTTCGGATCTGGCTGCGGCTCGGTCGGCTGATAGTCGTCGGGGATCTCTCCCCAATGCGCGCTCGGGTCGCTGAAACCCATCGCAGCCGACAGACCAGCAAGCGTTGATCGATAGTGTTGCAGCGTCACAAGCGGCCCCACCGGACCAGTCTGCAGCATGATCTGCTCTTGCTTTTGCGCGATCATCATCAGGTTTGAAATGCGCTGGTTGCGGGACACGCCGGCAGAGCCGACGTGGACCGACACGGCAGCCTCATCGCTCCAGCGACGCGGATCAACCTGCAACGGCTTTCCGAACAGCTTGACCATGCGCGGCCCGTCCTGATGCAGGACCAGCAGCTTGTGCACGGCCTTGAACACATCCTCCAGCCCGAGCCCGAGCCACGTTGCAATCATCTCGATGCGCGTCTTTGCTGCCGCCTGCAGTAGATCGATACCCGTGGCCGTCTTGTTCATGGCCTGCGGGTCCATCCCCTGCGCCTGGCGCGTCACGCCCGAGGCCTCCTGAACGCGGTTGTCGAAATGCTCCAGCGCCGCCAGCGACGGGCCGCTGATATCGGGCGATACCCGCTCGACGATCACCTCGTTGGGATTGCCCCGAACCGGGATCACTGCAGAGCGATCATTGCGTTGCAACGCTGCCAGCGTGCCGTTGCGCTCGTCCAACTTGGACGTGTCTACGTATGTGCGCGGTGAGATGGTTTCCCCTAAACCATCCAAATACGCGCGGGTGATCACCGTGCGAATGCGCTGCAGGTCGCTCAAAATGTCATCGAGGCTATGGCCATCGATCTTGTGGCTGATGCGGAACGGTGTCCACGTAACCAGCTCTGGGTCCTCGACCTCCTCGTTTTCGAGGATCACGTCATCGACGCGTTTGATGCACCGCAGCTCGACTATGTCGTCGTCGTCGAAGTCGATCCGAATCCATTCCTCTATCAGATCGCACTGCTCGCGCCCCTTGTCGGGGTTGCTCGGGTCCAGCGATGAGCCGTCATGCTCGCGGACCGATTCTCGCCCGTCATCGGTCATGGAGCCGAACCGCGTCTTACGCTCTTTGAGCGCCTGCTTTTTCTCGGGATACATCCGCGCCATATCGGCCACGAACACCCTGCGTTTGCGGCGCGTGTATTTGGCATCCTTGACTGACTTTGCGCCCTTGGCGATGGCCACCTCTTCGGGCGGCACAGGCTCGACGCGAACACGACCCATCTTTGGCTTGTGGCGCACGCGCAACTTGAACACGCCCGAGCCTGGCTCTGCTTCCTCCGCGTTCAGGATCTCGTACTCGGGGTCCGTCACGTATTTCTGCAGCGTCTCGCCTTGCACGCCCATCAGCGTGCGCGGTGGCTTCGGTTGCGGTTCCTCCCAGGCCACGCGCATGACGCCTAGGCGCTGCAGCAGGCCGTCAAACGCAAAATCGTGGATCGCAATCAGGCCTTGGTTGTCCCTGAACATGACGTGGTTGAGGTACGCAGCCTGGATGTCGAGCTGAGAGCGGCCCATCTGGTCGGGCTCGTCATCCTCGGCGTTGTCTGTCTCTACCGTGACCAACTCATCCTGCTGGCGGATCGGGCGCAGCAAATCAGGCATCACCCAGTTGATGGTGTCGCGCAGATCAGCACTCACGATTTTAGACCGCCCCTCTAGCTCATCGCCGTATGGCTTACAGTGAAAATGCTTCAGGGCGGCCTCTTGCGCCTTAGCCAGATCCGAGTCGCGGAAACTCGTCGCTGCCGTCTCCTCTGAGCGCAGCGCCGCCAGCAGTTCCTCGTCGGTCATCAGACGACTGTCCCCACGCGTTGGCGCAGGCTCGTGTCGGCGTAGGTCGTGTTCGCCCGGGCGTATCGGCGCATCATGACGGCGTATCGCGTTGCGGCCATGAGGTCGTCGCGCTCCTTGACGATCTTGCCGTCGGCCCGGTGGTACGTGCGGAACTCCTCGAACCACAGCCCGCAATCGCTGAAAATCTTGAGGCGGTCTGTGCGCATCCGCTCGTACATCTCAGAGATGCCGGCCTCCACGCCGTTGCCGCCCGCCTCGTGGCTGGCCTGATCAGCCAGCATTTCCAGACCAGCCGCGCGGTACTGCTCCTTGAGTTGCTCGCCTGAGCCTTTGTCGTGCTGCAGGCCGTCGTGCGGCCATGCCACCGGCTGCCATCCACCCCACGCGCGGACAGCGCCCGCGTGGATGATCGGGACCTCTTTCGCGCGACGATACTCCTTAGTCACGTACAGCACGTCGCCGTCACGATCCCACGCCAGCAAAACGCCAGCGGTAGGGTGATCCCAACCGAAATCGAGGCCCACGATCTGGGGCCAAAAGCTCGGGATTTGCCGTGGCTCGCACTTGATGCGGGCCTCGTCGATCGGAAACACAGCGCCAGAACCCAGCATGGGCACGCCCTTGGCGCGGGCCTCACGCTCATGCTCTGGGTAGCTCGACAACAATGCCGCTTTAGCGATGGCGCTCAGATGCGGAACATCGTCCCAACCGGCCTGCACGCAAAATGTCATCGCAGAGCTAGCCCCGCTGCCAGTACCGCCATGTGAAATGCCGCCAAGATCAGCGCCACCAGCAACAGCGTCTCGCGATCGCTCATGCTGCTTTGACCTTCTGGCTGCTGAAACCGAGGAACTTTCGCACCACATCGGTTGCACCTTCCAGGGGTGTGAACGTCGCGAGCAGATGCCCGCTCAGCGTCATCAAACGCGTGATGCATTCGGTGTAAACGTCCATAGGCGGTTCCTCGTCGAGCCACACAACGTGCTTCGCCGTGCCCTGAAATTTCTTGCGGCCCTGGTCGTAACTTTTGAACCCAATCCGGCTGATCCCGCCCGTCGCATGCCGCACTCGCGCGATGTCGACCGCGCCAGCAATGCCCCGCGCCGCCGTTGGTTGGCCGATGATGAGCGCGCCCGGAATCATGCCCGTGCCCATATCGCCAGAGCCATCCTCACCACCGACACCCAGTAAAGCGTGCTGCACCACGTCGCGCGTAGTCTGCGCTGTGTCACCAGCCGCCCACGCGTCTGTCGGCTCGTCAAATCGCTTGCCTAGCCACCAATCGGGATAGAGCCCGGTTAGGTGACACGTCATCTCGTAAGCACCCACGCCCCACGTTTTACCCACACGGTTGGCAGCGATCATGCCACGTTCCCAGTCAACCGCTCCGGCAGCAAAAAACGCCATGTGCTTAGGATACAGGTCACGTCGTAGTGGGCCGGTGGCGGGGTAGAGGTCATGAAACTTCCGTTTCGCCCTCCGCTTTGCCTGCTCCTCCAGCAGCCGCGCCAACTCCCGCTTTTCCGAGGAGTTGAGCGAGGCGAGAATCAAGCTGGTCATCTGTCAACTTCACGCTCATGTCGCCGTCAACCTGCACACGGTCTCCGTAGCGGCGATGATTTTCTTTTCCGGCCTGCCACTTCTCAGCGTCGATGATGACACGGGCAGCATCAGGTCTGAGCACTCCCGACCGTACCTCATCCGCCAGCTCATCGATGCGCTCCGAGCGCGCGTCGGCTCGGGCTTCCCGTGCGCGCGCGTAATGTGCCTCGAACTCGGGGTCATCCAACAGCCACTTTGTAATCAGGCTTGTTGCACATCCCGCTATTTCTGCCGCTTTGCGTCGGCTGGCTCCATCCGCAATCTCAGCACAAATCACAGCCTGCAGCTTGGCCCGCTCATCTGACGAGTACGCCATTACACTGGCTCCTGCGGGATAGTGTGCGCGGCATGGAGCGCGCGGACGATTTCCGTGTATGTTGCGCGAGCGCCGATGGTCACGGTTACGGTCTCCCCGTCTCCGCGGGTGACTGACACTGTGCGCGGAATGGCCGGGTCGACTGGCGTTTGCCAGACAGGGACACACCCTACGAGATTGGCTGCGATGCCAATCAGCAGATCTACGGGCTCAAGGTTCGACGGCGTCATGATGACTGGTCCTTTCGACGGCGCGGCAGCCAATCAGTCTCCCATGCGCCGGCTAGATAGCGCTGGCGGAGGCCGCAGCGGGTGCATTCGCGACCGTCCTGATCTGGCAATGCTAGGGCGTGGGCTGGTCCCCGCTGCCATGCGTGCCGACCCATGGCGCAGGCGATGACATGCAGGGCGGTCAGGATGGCGTGTCGCTCCCGATGGGGAGCGGCAAACAAGAAATCGAAACGATTTGGTTGGGCGGGCTCGTGGGGCGGTCCGGCAGGTAGTATTTGATGTCCGCCCGATCGCTGACCGCAGTGTCGACGGCGCGCTGCACTGCGGAGCATGTTCGCGCCGGCACATCACGGGCAACAACCTCTGTGTTGCGCAGCACCATGATCATAGTCACCAGTTCGAGAATTAGGCTGCTCCAATAAAAACGCCCGCTGGTCGTTTCCGACTGCGGGCGCGATGGTGAGCGATAGCGTTTTTATGTCACATCAGTTGCAAGCGGTCAACAGGCCGGCCCTTTATGTGCTTACGAGCGCAGCGCGCCCGGCATCGGTAATAACCAGTCTCTCCTTGTGCACCGGATTATGCGGGATGACCCGATAAACCCAAC